TGCAGACCCAGGTGCTGATCGCCACCGGCGTGCCGGTGGTGGGTGACAATACCGACCTGGCTTGATGGCGACCATTGACCTGGGCTATAGGCCTCGCGAGTGGCAGCGAGAGTGCCACCTCAACCGCAAGCGCTTCACTGTGTTGGCCCTGCACCGCCGGGCTGGCAAAACGGAGCTAGCGCTGCGCCAGCTCCTCGACAGTGCACTGCGCTGCCAGGCCGAGCTCGGGCTGTTCTTCTACGTGGCGCCCCTGCTCAAGCAGGCCAAGGCGATCGCCTGGGCGCGGTTGAAGCAGATCACGGCACCCCTGGTGATGCACAACCTGGCCGAGGTCAACGAGTCTGAGCTCTGGGTCAGGCTGCGATCGAATGGCGCCATCATTCGCATGTACGGCGCCGACAATCCTGAAGCAATGCGCGGCGTGCGCCTGGACGGCGTGGTGCTCGACGAGGTGGCCGACATCAAGCCCGAGACCTGGCGCGAGGTGTTGCAGCCTGCACTGGCCGATCGTCTGGGCTGGGCGCTGTTCATCGGCACCCCCCACGGCATCAACTTGTTTTCTGAGCTGTTCTTCAAGGGCCGCGACCTGGCCGACTGGCACAGCGCGCTCTACACGGTGTACGACACCGAGGCGCTGCAGGCCGATGAGGTTGAGCGCTACCGGCAAAGCGTCGACGAGAACACGTTCAAGCGTGAGATGTTGTGCGACTTTGCCGCCTCGGGCGATGACCAGCTGATGAGCTTGACCGACGTGCAGGAGGCCAGCCGGCGCCACCTGCGCAAAGATGAGTACACGTACGCCCCCAAGATCCTCGGCGTGGACCCTGCGCGGTTTGGGGATGACCGCAGCGTGATATTCGCCAGGCAGGGCCTGTATGCCATGGCGCCCAAGGTCTACCGCGGCATCGACAACATGGCCTTGGCTGACAAGGTGGCGCAGGAGATCGAGCGCTTCCAACCCGACGCCGTGTTCATTGATGCTGGCAATGGTGGTGGTGTGATCGACAGACTGCGCCAGCTGCATCACGAAGTGATCGAGGTGCATTTCTCAGGCAGCCCGAGCAATGCGCGTTACCTCAACAAGCGCGCCGAGATCTGGTTCGAGGTGCGCGACTGGCTGCGCGCCGGCGGCGTGATCCCCGACCTGGTGGACCTGAAGCAAGACCTGGCCGCACCGACGTATCGCTTCACACCGGCCGACAAGATCCAGCTCGAGAGCAAGGACGACATCAAGGCGCGTGGGCTGCCCAGCCCTGACCTGGGCGACGCGCTCGCGCTCACCTTCAGCTTCCCCGTATACGTCGATCACAGCGCTCAGGCTCGAGCTCGGGCCATGGGGCTGCCGACCATCGACGAGGCCAACAGCCTCGACTACAACCCCTACGATCGACTTTGAGTGTCCGTGTGGGCGCGAGCCCACCGCACAATGCCGCGAACCCTCAAGGACCGCAGCAATGTGCCTCTCTAGCCCAGACATTCCCGCACCCCCACCACCTCCCCAGGCTGTCAAGCAGCCTGACTCGATGGCCGTCAACGCGAACATGAAACGCAACCGCAGCTCTGCTGCCATGGGTGGCGGCTCACTGCTGACCGGACCGATGGGCGTTGCGGCAGCACCTACAGGCAAGACTAGCCTGCTGGGCGGGTAATGGACGAACCGATCAACAAACGGCAGCGCATCCTGGCCCGCAAGTCGGCGCTGTGGAACGAGCGCTCGAGCTGGGTCAACCACTGGCGCGACATCAGCGATTACCAGCAGCCGCGGGCTGGTCGGTTCTTTGTCACTGACCGCAACCGCGGCGACAAGCGCGACAACAACATCCTCGACAACGCTGCTGTTTTCGGCTCGCGCACCCTGGCTGCCGGCATGATGTCTGGCATGACCAGCCCGGCCAGGCCGTGGTTTCGTCTTGAGATTCAAGACAAGGATCTGATGGAATCGAGCGCGGTCAAAGCCTGGCTGCATGACACCGCGGTGCTGCTGCGCGCGGTCTTTGCTGGCTCCAACACCTACCGCGCACTGCACACCCTGTACGAAGAGCTCGGCCTGTTCGGCACCGCGGCCACGATCGTGCTGCCGGATTTCCAGAACGTGTTGCACCACTACCCACTGACCGTGGGCGAGTACGCACTAGGCACCAACTACCGCGGCGAAGTCGACACGTTGTGCCGCGAGTTTCAAATGACGGTGGCGCAGTTGGTTGAGCAGTTTGGGCTTGAGAATTGCAGCGACACGGTCAAGAACCTCTACAACCGCAAGCAATTGGACAGCTGGGTTGATGTGATGCACATGATCGAGCCTCGGCGCGATCGTGACTACAGCAAGATGGACGGCAAGAACAAGCGCTTTGCGTCTTGCTACCTTGAACCTGGCCGCGAGAACTTTGACAAGTTCTTGAGCGAGTCGGGCTTCGATCAGTTCCCTGCGCTCACCCCGCGATGGGTAGTCACGGGCAACGACATCTACGGCACCTCGCCTGGCATGGAATGCCTGGGGGATGTGAAGCAGCTGCAGCATCAGCAGCTGCGCAAGGGCCAGGCGATTGACTATCAGGTCAACCCACCCATCACGGTTCCGACCAAGTACCGCGAGGCGGCCAAGGCGCGCCTACCGGGCGGCGTGTTCTACGTGGACAGCCAGGGCAGCAACCAGGCGATCCGCAGCGCGTTTGAGGTCAACCTCAACCTGCAGCACTTGATGCTGGACATTCAGGACGTGCGCGACCGCATCCGCAGTTCGTATTACGCCGACCTGTTCATGATGTTGGCCAACGACACCCGCAGCGGGATCACTGCTACCGAGGTGGCCGAGCGTCACGAAGAGAAGCTGCTGATGCTGGGCCCTGTGCTTGAGCGTCTGCAGAACGAGCTCTTGAGCCCGATGATCGACATTGCGTTTGATTACGCCAACCGAGCCGGCATCCTGCCACCACCCCCACAGGAGCTCGAGGGCACTGAGCTCAAGGTCGAATTCATTTCGGTGCTGGCCCAGGCGCAACGTGCCGTGGCTGCGCAAGGTGTCGACCGACTGCTGGGCACCGTGGGCAACCTGGCACAGCTCAAGCCCGAGGTGCTCGACAAGATCGACTTCGACCAGGTGGTCGATGACTACGGCAACATGTACGGGGTAAACCCAAAAATTGTGGTGTCCGACGATAAGGTCGCCGCGATTCGCGCACAACGCGCACAGGCTGCGCAGGCTGCACAGACCGCCGCCGCCATGCCGCAGCTGGTTGAGAGCGCAAAGACTGCGGGTGATGTCAACGTGCAGGGCGTGCAGGATGTGATGAACGGCTTGATGGGCTACGGCACGCCGAGCCCGTCGCAGGTCTAACGGTATCCGTGATCGATCCACCAACCCCTACGATGCGCCACAAGTCGACCATGAGAGATCCCACGGATTTAAAGAGCCAAGAACGCGAAGCCGAAAGCGATGAGCTGGTGGCCCGCGAACTCAGGCGCAAGGAACTAGAGGATCTGAAGTGGTTGATGGCCCACCCCCAAGGGCGACGAATTGTTAGTCGACTGCTGGAGGAGGCCGGAGTAAATCGCACCTCGTTTAACCATTCAGGTTCCCTGATGGCGTTCAACGAAGGCAAGCGACACCTCGGCTTGTTTCTCACAGCAGAAGTGCTGCATGCCGCACCCGAGGGGTACTTCAAGCTCTTGAAAGAATATCAGGGCAAAGATGATTGAAACGACGACAGCGGAAGCCAGCACAACGACCACCGACGCTGGGGAACCGAAAACAACTGAGGATGTGACTGCCGTGGACACCACGACGGCACCGGCGGACACCGCAGCCCCCGACACCAAGGCCACTGTGCCTGAAGTGCCTGAGAGCTACGAGTTCACGATGCCCGATGGCGTTGCGATCGATAAGACCGCAGCGGATGAGTTCACCGCGATTGCCAAGGAGCTCAAGCTCAACCAGGCGGACGCGCAGAAGGTCGCCGACGTGGGTGCCAAGATGGCCCAACGTCAGGCCGAAGCGCATGCCCAGCTGGTGGAGTCCTGGGTCGAGAGTGTCAAGACCGACAAAGAAATCGGTGGCGACAAACTCGCGGAGAACTTGGCCGTTGCACGCAAGGCGATCGAAACGTTTGGAACGCCCGAACTCAAGGACGTGCTGAACTCGACGGGTTTCGGCAATCACCCGGCCGTGATCAAAGCCTTCTACAAGGCAGGCATGGCAATCAGTGGAGACCGTTTCGTGTCCGGCAGTCCGAAGGGACCCGAGACCGACATGGCTAAGAAGATGTTCCCCAACATGAACTGAAAGGTTAAGAAATGGCAACCCTCGTAGCAAACAACCCCACCCTGCTGGACGTTTCCAAGCGTCTGGACCCCAACGGCAAGATCGACTCAATCGTCGAACTGCTTGCCGCACAGAACGAAGTCCTGCAGGACATGACCTTCGTTGAAGGCAACCTGCCCACCGGTCACAAGACCACCGTGCGCACCGGCCTGCCCACCCCCACGTGGCGCAAACTGTACGGCGGCGTGCAGCCCACCAAGTCAACCACCGCGCAGGTGACTGACTCGTGCGGTATGCTCGAAGCGTACGCCGAAGTCGACAAGGCCCTGGCCGACCTGAACGGCAACTCCGCCGCCTTCCGCCTGTCGGAAGATGCCGCTCACATCGAGGGCATGGCACAAGAGCACGCCTCGACGCTGTTTTACGGCAACGAAGGCACTGAGCCCGAGGCGTTTACCGGCCTGGCACCGCGTTACAACTCACTGAGCGCACAGAACAGCGACAACATCGTTGACGCCTTCTCTGGCTCTGGTGGCGACTTGACCTCGATCTGGCTGTGCGTGTGGGGTCCTCAGACCGGCTTCGGCATTTACCCCAAGGGTAGCCAGGGCGGCCTGCAGATGACCGACAAGGGTCAGGTCACGATCGAGAACGTCGACGGCGCCGGCGGCCGCATGGAAGGCTATCGCACCCACTACCGCATGGACACGGGTCTGTCGATTCGCGACTGGCGCTATTTCGTGCGCGTTGCCAACATCGATATCTCCGAGCTCAACACCCTGGCCAACACCAAGAACCTCATCAACTGGATGATCCAGGCGAGCGAGCGTATCCCTGCGCTGGGCAAGGGCCGTGCATGCTTCTACCTGAACCGCACCCTGCGTGAAAAGTTGCGTCTGGGCATCCTGGAAAAAGTTTCCAGCAACCTGACCTGGGAAACCGTGGAAGGTAAGCGCGTGATGACGTTCGACGACATCCCTGTCCGTCGCACCGACGCGCTGATCAACACCGAAACCCGCGTGGTCTAA